GGCTTATGGATCCAGCTCAGAACTGGCAGCCTGGTGCATCTTCGCCAACACTCTGACGGTTCCGAGAAAATCTCTTTGTTCCTCAGCTGGCAGGCTGTGGAGCAAAGTTAAAAACTCGCGATCCTGTGCGCTAACAGGTTCTTCGCCAGTGATTAGGTAATCCACCGTTGTGCTTAGAAAATCGGCTACTTTCTTGACGATGGCCACAGAAGGACTGCTGACGTCCCACTTTCTTATGGTTCCATTACCAATACCGACTTTCTTTTCAACACTGGCAAGGCTTTCGCCTCTGGCAGCAGCAAGATCACGTATTCGATCTGTAAGTCCCATACGCACCTCTAAGGAATAATAGCAAATATGCTAATTTAACTATTGACAATTAGCAAATTAGCTATTATCATCTAATTGCAAAGGCACTTTGCAACGTGAATGTAAGCGGAACGGCGGCAACCGCTCCTAAGGAGCAACTTCCCCTGGCAGGGATCGTCAGCTTGAATGCCCGGCTCGGCAAAGCATATAGGGCATTCACGCTTACGTTTACATTTTACAAGTTGCCTCGGCGAAAGTAAAGGAAAGGAGGGTAGCGATGATGAAACGGAAGTATCCGAGAACACCGTGGTGCAAAGCGGCGCTGAAGGCCTTGATCGACCAGGATATGTCGAAGATAGAGCTCGCCGAAGCGGTTGGCATGAGCAGGAACCTGGTGGCCGATGTGGTCAATGGTCGTGTATTTGCTCCTGAGATTGCAGAAAAGATTACGGCAGTCCTGCATATAACCGTGCCTTATACACATCCTTTGAAGTGATTCAAGTTTAGCGTTAGTTGGAGGATAGAGGAATGGCCAGAACAGCGACGAAAGCGGCCGAGAATGTATGGTATCGCGCACGATTCGAAGCATCAAAAGTCAATGAGCGTCTCAGCAGCCGAGAAGGGTTATCGGATATCACCGGGATCGACCGGACGAGGATCGCCAGGATCGAACTCGGAACGCTGAATCCGTATCCGGAAGAGGCGAGGCTGATCGCCATGACCTGCAATGCGCCGGAGCTGCAGAACTACTACTGCAGGGAGTGCTGCGCACTGGGCAAGAACATGCCGAAGGTCGACAAGCTGAGCCTGGACCGTATCACGATTAAGGCCATGAGCTCCATGAGCAAGATCTCTGCAGCCAAAAAGCTGCTTCTGGAGATCACCGAGGACGGCATCATCAGTGATGAGGAGCGTCCGGATCTGGAAAAGATCATAGAGCTGCTGGACGAGCTGACGTCGATCAATGAGAACCTGAAGGCGTGGCTGGAAAGGAATCGGTGAGGGAATGCAAAACGGAGTGATCAAAGAGGCCGGGCTGGCAGACAGATCCTATTACACGAGCGCCGACATCATCGAGCTGCTCGGTGTCAGTAAATCCAAGGCATACGAGATCATCAAGAAGACCAGGGATGCCTGTATCGAGTCCGGAAAACTATCGGCAGCTTACCCGGTAGGTAAGTGTCCGAAGAAAGTGATCAATGAGAAATTTATGATCGAGTGAAAGGAGTGGTCTGATGTACGCAAATATCTGCCCGAATTGCGGAGCCTATCTGGATCCGGGGGAACGATGCGACTGCAGGGACGCCGATCTCGAAAGAGAAAGGATGCTGCAGAAACAGAGGGAAGAGTTACAGCGGTTCTTCGTAGTCGAGAGGGACGGCCAGATGAAGATAGCAGTCTGAAGAAGGGAGAAATAAGGGGATGAGATACGCATTGAGAGTTTACGCATCGGTGGTGACATACATAGCACTGGCGCTGCTGGTGTTCTGCCATATGTGGTTCCGGACGAACTGTGATGTCCTGGAGATCATCGTCGTGAATATCGTCTTCACACCGTATATCGGCCTGGTGGTCATGGCGGTCACAGAGGAGCCTGATGACGAAGATCTGGAAGCGATAGAGTTGATCGATGAGCCGCTGAAGGAGAGTCGGATCCGGAGCTACATCACCGGAAAGATCGTTCCGTTCCTGCACATCAAACACGATAAGGATGCTACAGAGGAAACCACAGACGAAGAGCGGAGGGCAGCTTCATGAATGACTACCGAGGGGAAAGGAAAACTCCCATTACCTGTTGGATGCAACCACGTTGACGGACGTAGGTCACCAGGAAATGGGAGCCTGTCAGAACTTACCAGCGCCGCTCAGCGCGCGCCTTCAGTCAGCCCTAGGGTAGCATAAATGAATCCAGAAAACAAGGAGGAAAATCTGATGTATGAGTTATCGATCACGAAAGATTATCCGGCTCAGGACTATAACCTCCTCGGCAATACGAACATTATAGTCCAGATCCCGGATATCAAGACACCTGTGGTCCAGGCCGTGACACTGGATGCGGATCCGAAAAAAGGAGACGTGTATATCCAGCAGAAGGGAAGTAAGCCCTGGACAGGCAACAACGGCGTGCAGCACGCCGGAACCGAGACCAAGTATGCATTGACAAAGGTGGGCCTCGGAAAGCTGGCCGATAAGGCCGGTATCAAGATGATCTCCTCAGAGCAGGTCATTCCGTCAACCTGCAGGAAGTGCGTGGCCGTCAACTCGCACGTGGGAAAGTTCATCAACTGCGGGAAGTGCACCAATAAGGATATCGCCTTCCGCGTAACGATCGCCGTTCCGCAGCTGACCGGTGAGATTCTCACCTTTGATGATACGAATGAGATCATCGTCGAGAACGCGACTGCCGGCATGAGCAAGGAGCAGCGAACGCAGTTCATGAAGTACATGCCGCAGATCTGCGAGGCCAAGGCGCTCAATGGAGCGATCAGGACGGCGCTGCATATCAAAGGGACCTACACGCTGGAGGAACTGAAGAAACCCTTCGTCGTGGCGTACCTGGTCCCGAATCTGAATCATGAAGACGTAAAGAAGGCGGCGATCGATTCGATGTTCGCATCATCCAGGGCCATGTTCGGGACAGCTCCGGCGATCCGGGAGACTCCCGGTGTGATGCAGATCGAGGCAGGAACGCCGCAGATCGATACGGTTGAGGCACTTGGCGAGAATATCGATGAGTACGTGGATGGCACCTATACGACAGAGGAGCTGCCACCGGAGCTGTCACCAGCCGAACCGGCTCCGCAGCCACAGTCACAGCCACAGCCGGCCGCGGCCGCTGAGGAAGAGAGGAGCGAGTTCTTCTGTGATAAGTGCAACAGCACCATATCTGAGAAGGTATGGGATTACTCCGTGAAGAATTTCGGCCGGCCGCTCTGCTATAAGTGCCAGCGGGAAGAAAGAGGTGCACGATGAAAGGAAACAACAACCTGATCAAATTATCAGCAGATGGCAGGGTCACGGTGCATGAATTCCCGAGCGGATCGTTTTCCCAGCAGAACGATGAGTTCTGCCGGCTGATCGGCGAGGAGTGTTACATCTATGAGCACATCTGCCCGGAGCGGCTCTACTCCGTATTCCGGTGCCAGCGGGATGTTGACGAGAAGGTTCCCGGACGGGCGGTGAGCATGCTGGCCGATGAGGAATTCACACTGAAGAAGGAAAAGCCGCTGGAGGTCAACGCCATTGCGAGCTGGCTGTATGGATTCGATATTCATAACTGCCCGATCCTGGGAGATGTCCTGTTTGTCGGGGAAAAGATCGATGAGGAAGGAGACCTGGTATTCTGCGGGCTCGATGAGCATGTAGGACTGGCGCTCCTGGCGAATCTCATCACGGCGACCAGCAAGTTCCGGGAAGTCGATCGAGAGGGGGTGTTCATTCGATGAGCAGTGCAGATGAACTGAGAGTGGTGACGACAGCTGACTGGCATATCGGTCAGTACAAAGGGCCGACAAAGGACGGCCAGAACCTGCGATTTCTCGATATCAGGAACTGCCTCGAAGCGTTAGTGAATGCCGTGGATACCAGATGGACCGATCTGGTCATCGTATCCGGAGACATCTTCAATCAGTCTGAGGTCCAGGCGAAGCGGGTATCACAGGAAGTGCTGCTCGCGGCGGATATCATCCACCGCATAGCACTCTCCACCCGGGTGGTGGTCCTGAGAGGAACGCCGAACCATGACGGAAAAGCACAGTTCGAGCTACTGGAGAAGCTCCTGGCCGGTGATGAGAGGGTCACGATCGTCACGACGCCGACTGTCGTGCGAACGGCCTATGCGGATATCGCCTGCATTCCGGGCTTCGACAAGCAGGAGTTTCGGGCCAGATATCCGGGGCTCTCTTCCGAGGAAGAGAATCAGGCCTGGACAGAGCTGATCAGCGATCTGGTAAAGGGGCTGAGGCTCCAGTGCCAGGACGGAAAGCCGGCGATCCTGACGGCACATTATACGGTGCCGGGAGCCAATACGGAATCCGGACAGAGCAGCTTCTTCGCGAACTTTGAGCCAGTGATCCCGACAGAGGCGCTGAGAGCAGCCGAGTATGATGCCGTATTCCTGGGCCATATCCACCGGCCGCAGCGCGTGGAAGGCTTCACGAATGTCTTCTACAGCGGTGCCGTGAACGCTCTGAACTTCAATGACGAAGGCCAGCAGAGAGGCTTCTGGGAGCACCGGTTCGAAGGAACCAGGCTGGCAGCCAGCGAGTTCCTGACTCTTCCATATCGCGAGTTCCTGACACTGAAGTGGACTACGGACGATGTGGCCAGATACCAGCATGACCGGCAGACATTTCTTTCCGATCGGGTAGGGGATGCGGCAGCCGGGAAGATCGTCCGGGTGAAGTACAGCTGCACGCCGGAGCAGAAGAAGGCGATGAACATCCCGCTCCTGCAGTCCGATCTGTATGAAGCCGGCGCGTTCTATGTCTCCGAGATAGAAGCGGAAAGCACAACGGAGATAGCGAACAGGGAGCTCTTGTCAGAGGAGAGCGATCCGCTGGCCAACCTGAAGGCGTGGCTGAAGGAGAAGAACTTCAAGGATCCGGAAGCGATCGCGGAGCTGGGTGAGCCGATTATCCAAAAGGCACAGATGCTCGATACCCGGTCGAAGGTTCACGGAGTGTTCCGGCCGGTATCGATCGCCGTGAAGAACTACCGCAATTACGTGGAGGAGCACTTCGATTTCAGCGATATTTCCTTCTGCACCATCAACGGTCAGAATGGCGCCGGCAAATCGTCACTCTTCATGGATGCCATCATCGATGCACTCTATGAAGAACCGAGAGAGGGAGACCTGAAGGGATGGATCCGGGCGACGGAGGACGCCCGCAGCGGATCGATCGAATTCATCTTCGATATCGGGAGCAGCCGGTTCAGGGTCGTCCGGACGAGAGTTAAATCGGGCAAGGCGACCTTGAACCTCTCCCAGCTGGGAGATGACGGGGTGACATGGGTGAACCGTTCAAAGGAACGGCTTGCAGATACGCAGGCCGAGATCGAGGCGGTGATCGGCATGGACTCGCTCACCTTCCGGAGCTGCGCACTCATCATGCAGGATCAGTACGGACTCTTCCTGCAGGCGAAGAAGGAGGATCGCGTCTCTATCCTCGGCAATCTCCTGGGGCTGGGAATCTACAACCTCATGGAGAAACAGGCCAGAGAGCAGCTGGGAGACTGCAAGAGAAAGCTCGCGGCGGCCAGAGAAGCCATAAAGGTCAAGAACGAGATGATTGAGGCGAAAGACCATCCGGAGGAAGCGCTGGAGACGATCAATCGCCAGCTGGACCTGTACCGGAAAGCAGAGGCCGAGCTGTCCGGGAAGTATGAAGATCTCCGGAAGAAAGCGGAAGCCAGGACGAAGATCTGGCAGGATATGAAGAAGGCGGTTGCAGACGAAAGGCAGCGCGAAGGAGAGATCAGAGCCATTCAGGAAGAGCGAAAGGACCTTCAGTCACAGATCAGTCAGTGCGAGATGGTGCTTTCGTCAGCTGATGAGATCCATCAAAAAGAGGCACAGTACCGACAGATGCAGGCAACAGTGCGGGAACTGTTTCCGGAGACGGTCAGGCGGGAAAGCGAACAGAAAGCTTTGGATGACGTCCGCAGACAGGTCGTGGAGCTGAATCTGAAGATCGAAGTCCAGGAGACATCCCGAAAAGCCCATCAGGCGAGGATCGAAAGACTCAGAGAGAACAGCCTGCCGCCGGATATCGAAGACCAGCTGGAAGAGCTTGCTCAGGCCAGAGAGCGAATGGAAGAGATCCGGATCCGGAAGGACCGGGAAGCGCTCGAAGCTTCCCAGGCTGCAAAGCTGGACAGCCAGTACCAGATGCAGATCCAGGAAGTGGCCAAAGAGCTGGAAATAGCACAGGCCGAGCTGGATCGCTGCCAGAGGCAGAAGGAATTTCTGGATAACTCCGGATGCCCGCATATCGAAACTGCTACCTGCCGGTTCCTGGAAAGAGCCAAGAAAGATGTCTCGCAGATCGAGGCGCTGACCGAAAAGGAATCGGAGCTGACCGTCAAGATACAGAAGCTTACGAATGAACGGATCGCCTGCAGCGAGGAGGAGAAAAAGAAGATCTCCGAGATCGGCTATTCGGCTGAGGTGGAACAGAAAGTATCTGCCAGGATTCGCTTCTTGAGCCTTGCGGAAGGGATGAAAAAAAATCACGAAGCTGAGATGCTCGAAATCAGCCGTTTAGAGGCGTCTGTAGCCTCGGACGATAAAATGCTCGAAGAATACCGGGAACAGGGCTTACAGCTCACGCAGGAGGTTCAGAGAAGGGCTCTGGCAGTGGAAGATCTGAACGAATCTGTAAACAGGTATGAGGAAGCCGTGAAAAAAGAGAAGGAGCTCGATGAGTGGGCGACGAAAGCAAAGTCGCTGCCGGTGATCGAGGAGCGTCTGACAAATCTCAGGGAAAAGCTCGAAGGAAAGTTATCTGCTGAGAGCGAGGCTCAGGAGAAGTTGACAGGGCTCCGCAGCGAGATAGCCGATCTAACAGAGAAGCTTTCCCGGATCGGCTCCGGCGTAGAGGAGCAGGCACACGACATGGAACTTCAGCTGCAGGACAACCGCAGCCACCAGGAGTGGCTGAACATCACGAAGGGATCGCTCACACAGAAGATCGAAGATATCCGGAAGATGGAGGACGAGATCGGGCTCCTGCAGACGCAGGTGGATGAACAGGCAGCGATTGCCGTCCGGTACGACGCTCTGAAGCAGGCATTCAGCCAGGACGGTGTTCCACATCAGATTATCCGGAATATCGTTCCGCACATCACGGACACGGCCAATTCGATCCTCGGATCCATGACCGGCGGCACGATGGGCGTCGAGTTCGTCCTGGAGAAGACGATCCGGGGCAAGGATGGCGAGAAGGCTACGCTGGATGTGCTGATCGATGAGTACGGAAAGACGAAGCTGCCGTATGCAGCGAAGTCCGGAGGCGAGAAGGTTAAATCCTCGCTGGCCATCATTCTGGCGCTCTCTGAGATCAAGGCCACGGCCGCAGGGATCCAGCTGGGCATGCTGTTCATAGACGAACCGCCTTTCCTCGACGATGAGGGCACACAGGCGTATGTGGATGCGCTGGAGACGATCCGGAAGCGATATCCGGACGTGAAGGTTATGGCCATCACACACGATGATGCCATGAAGGCCCGGTTCACGCAGTCCGTGACAGTAATCAAGACAGAGGAGGGATCGAAGGTGGTGTATTGATGGCGAAGAAACGTTACTACTGGCTGAAGCTGTCGGAGGGTTTCTTCCGGCAGAAGCCAATCAAGAAACTCCGGAAAATCCCGGGCGGCGATACCTATGTGCTCATCTACTTGAAGATGCTGCTGGTGTCGCTGAGACAGGACGGGCGGCTTTACTTCGAGGGAGTCGAAGAAGATTTCCCTCAGGAGCTCGCCCTGGACATAGACGAAGATGAGGAGGCGGTGCGCATAACAGTATCTTTCCTGATTGCACAGGGACTTTTACAAATTGGCAATGATGCAGATTATATGCTCCCGGAAGCCCGCGAAATGACCGGCGGAGAGGCCTATTCGACGGAGCGGGTGAGGCGCTACCGGGAGAAAAAAAGCGTTACATGTAACGCTGATGTAACACCTGTGAAACGGTTAGGTAACGAAGAGATAGAGATAGAGAAAGAGATAGAGAAAGAAAAAGATATAAATATCTTTTGCCCGGAGCTTAGCAACTCCGGACCGAACCCGGCGGATAAAGCGCAGCCGGATGAGGCAGTCGCTGATGGCATTATTGGGACCAGCGATGGTGCGGGGATGATGGTGGAGAAAGCAGCAGAGCCGTCCTCAGAGATATTTATATCCCTGCCACTGACCGGCAATCAGGTATGGGACGTCACAAAAGACTATGTGGCGGAGCTCAGGGAGCTGTACCAGGCCGTGGATGTGGAGGTGCAGATCCGGAAGATGAAGGGCTGGCTGGATGCCAACCCGCGAAACCGGAAAACGAAAAAGGGGATCAAACGCTTTATCACCAACTGGCTCAGCCGTGAGCAGGATAAAGCGCCGAGGGTTATTCAGGATTCCCGGCCGGCACAATCGAGGAACCGGTTTAATAACTTCACCCAGCGGGATAACGACTGGGATGAGATCACAAGGCAGGTGATGGAGGCTCAGAGGCGCAATGAATCCGGATCATGAGTACCAAAACCAGCCCAAAAATGAACGAAACTGAACGACTGGCGGTTCGTGACGGAGGATCGCCGGGAGAGATCCGTCAGCGGAGAAAAGAAGGGAGCTGTCAGAACATGAGAGAAAAAGCACTTGCCAAGATAGCGGACGCTAAGAAGGGCGCGGATAAGCAGCTGTATCAGCCGATCGCGGACTACCTGAAGGAGCGGATCGGCGAGGACGAGGGACTCGCCGAGGATGTCGCGAAGGCGGATAAGACCTGGAAGGAGATGGAGCGATATATCTTCCTGCAGGCGAAGAAAACGGCTGGAAGTGCCAGGTCGTGCGCGATCCGGAGCGATGTCGTATTCGAGTGGGCCGAGGACTATTTCCGCAAGGACGACAAGGCACTCAAGAAGGAGCAGCCGAAGGAAAAGGCGGTATCCACCGTACCGAACAACGTGAAGGAGCGTCATGAGAAGGCGTTAGCCAAGGGCGTGGAAAAGGCTGCGGCCGCGAAAGCTGAAAGGGCTGAAAGACCGGAGGCCGCGAAAGAAGCAGCTGCGGCGAAGGTGACGAAGTCTGAGAAGAAACCGAAGGCCAAAAAGGTCGAGTATGACGGGCAGATGTCCCTGTTCGACTTCCTGCCGGAAGGCTGAGGAGGTGCAGGCGTGGACAAGAAAATGCTGAGATCCATCCCGCGCCCGGCTGCGAGACCGGAGTATTTCGCCAGAGCGCGGAGCTGCGACAAGAACATTGTCTTTCTGGCAGGCGCTGAGGCGGATGGAGATATCTTCCAGATCGTCCTGTGGAACCGGGAACAGCTGCTCAAGGGCGTGGAGAACGCACAGTACCGGATCTTCATCTCGGACGAGGAGAACGACTACCTCACGCAGGATCTGAACTGGCTTTACAAGACAAAGTGGCTGACGGGAAAGCTCATATCGGTGACCGGATGCTTCTGGGTGCAGTGGGACGGTCATGTGAAGATCGATTTTATCGATGACAGGAGCAAAGCGCTCATCGAGGAAAAGTACCCGCCGAGCCTGCCGGATTATTACACATACCGCTACTCGGCTCCGTCAGCCTGGGAGACGTTTGATAACTGGCAGTGCCAGGTGATGGACAGACGGCTGGAGGAAAGACACTACCAGGAGCTTTCACACACACGGGAGATGATGGCAAAAGTGCCGCAGTATCTGCCGGAGGACTTCGACGACTGGATCGATAACTTCGTGCTGCGGAATTATCGATACCTGCTCTATGACGCAGGGACAACAAGGCGGATGCGGTATGCCTACTGCACGCACTGCGCCAGCCATCTGCAGATCGACACGAAGGAGCACAGGCTCCGCAACGGCGAAACGATGGAGTGCCCGCACTGCGGGAGCACACTGCAAATGCGTTCGCTAAGACGGTTCCACACCTTCGAGAACGGTCAGAGATACGCCGCGCTGATCCAGAGAGTGGACAAGGGGACGCTGATTGCCAGGTACTTCGATGTGAGCATCGTCTTCAGACGAGATGAGCTGACAAAGATACCGGTGAGTATGACGGTCGACAGGCACGTCAGAGAAGTTGCCAGGATCTTTTACACCGGCAGGAAATCTGAGTCCTTTGAGTACAGGGAGTACAAACAGTCGCGGCATACGACCTGGTGTCCGGATGGAGGCTATATCGACTGCGGCCGGGCGGTGCTCTACACAAAAGGGCTGCGCGATACACTTGCCGGAACGCTTTACCAGTACAGCGGCATCGAGGCATATCAGGAGCATGAAGGGAACCGGCCTGTATATGTCTGGCAGTACATGAAATACTACCCGGATAATCATGAATTCGAGCGAATGGCGAAGGCAGGCCTGACATACCTGATATCGTGCAGGGTACGTGCGATCTACCCGTACATCCATCGGGATGTCATGAAAGCACTTAAGTCTCTGACGAAGGAGCATCTGAGGATTCTGAGGGATCTGAACGGTGGTGATTCGATGGTGGAATTCCTGGCATTCATGGAAAAGTGCCAGTATCCGGTCAGCGAAAAAGACCTGGTCAGCTTCCTGCAGATGTTCGGAACGCAGGAACGATTGATGACACGGCTGCATAAAGCTGACGTGCCGGTTGGCCGGTTCGTGAGGTGGGCCGACAAGGGCATCAGTCCGCGGATCCGGAACCGTTCAAACGCATTGGGTGCGCTGGCGCACGACTGGATCGACTATATCGATTGGTGCGAAGAGCTGAAATACGACATGTCAGACCGGTACGTGCAGATGCCCGGAGACTTCGGCAAGGCTCATAACCGCGTGCTGAAGGAATACCAGGCGATGAAGAACGAGCGGGAGCGCAGGAAGAACGCGGCGATTACGCGGAAGATCAAGGCGGCCGCGAAGAAGATAGAGGAGNAGGACCTGCTGGAAGTCAAGAGCAGGAAGTTCACGATCAGACTGCCGCAGGGGGTCGAAGATCTGAAAACCGAAGGTAAAGTGCTCCACCATTGTGTGGCGACCTACGCGGAGCGAGTGGCGAAAGGTCAGACGATCATCCTGTTTGTCCGGGAGATAAGTCATCCGGATACACCGTTCTACACGATGGAGATCCGGGGCGGTAAGGTAACCCAGTGCAGAGGCAGCCATAACCGGGACATGACGCCGGAGGTGAAGAGATTTGTCGCAGCCTTCGAGAAGAGCTTCCTGGAGAAGACACAGAAGTCCGCGGCTGAGCACGAACAGGTGAAAGAGAGGGACGGGTGATGAGAAATCTGATACGCAGCATCCGGAAGGGATCCGTGCAGTGGAACGAGGAAGACCGTCTCCAGATGGCTGTTTTGCTTGTAAAGTGCGGCTACAGTGTGCGGCTCATCCGGAAACCGATACAGGGATCTGAGAGCAGAAAGAAACCGAATATGGAATATTACATCGAATACTGGGAGGAGGACACGGATGAATAAAAGCATGATCGACTGGTGCGACGTGACGCTGAACATGATCACCGGATGCAACCATGGCTGTCCGTACTGCTATGCCAGGCAGATGACCAAACGCTTTTCCGGGAATGTCCGGCAGAATATCTCCCGGTCAGATGAGTATGAGATACGCGACGGGCTCTATATCCTCGATAAGCCGTTCATGGATGATGGCAAGCAGGTGATCTACCCGTTCGGCTTTGCGCCGACACTGCACCGGTATCGTAAAGACAACCTGAAGAGCCTGGGAGTGAGCCGGAAGGTTTTCGTCGGGGCCATGGCCGACATGTTCGGTGAGTGGGTGCCGGATGACTGGATCTATGAGGTGTTCGAGGCCTGCGAGGCTTATCCGAGACATCACTATCTGTTCCTGACAAAGAACCCGGCACGTTATAAGAGGATACTGCAGCCGCAGGGGATCAAGGCGTGGTATGGGACAACGGTCACGAAGCAGAAAGAACTGCAGAGGCTTTGGGAGCTGCCCAAGGACCGGAACACATTCCTGTCGGTCGAACCGATCCTGGAACCGATCTCCTTTCACGAGGAGGACCTGAAGGATCTTAACTGGATCATTATCGGAGCGCAGACAGGCAGAGCAAAAGGCAAGGTGGTACCGGAGCGGGAATGGATCGATGCCATTGTTGTGGGAGCCAGAGCCTACGGAGTGCCGGTGTTTATGAAAGAGAGCCTTATTCCGATCGTGGGCGAGGAGAACATGATCCGCGAGTATCCGCCGGAGCTCATGACAAAGGAGCTGCCGCCGAGGCTTAAGAATAAGCTCTGGGATGTCTGCCTGGTATGCGGTGAGAAGGCACCGAAAAACCAGATGGTGACGCTGTCAGCAAGGGTCGGAAAAGGCGTAAAAGGAAAAAAACGACAGGGAAAGAAGATCTGCGTGATGTGCCGAGCATGCTATGAGAAATGGTGCGCACAGTTTGGGATCGAGAGCTATGTAGGGGCACTGTACGGAGAGGGGCCAAAATGATGCAGAGCATCATTTTGCGTGGGGCCGACGATATGCCGCCGAAATGTAACTGAGGGGCAACACCATAAGAGGAGGAGCCGAATGGCCAAAAAGAGAAGCTGCAGACGAACTGTCGAGGAGAATCACATTCATGATCAGGCTGTACGAATCCGGAAGATGACTGACCGGCAGATCATAGATCTGATGACGGAGTGTACGGATGACGGATACCGAAAGGGCTACAGCGCCAGAGCTCAGGAGATGCAGGCAGCTTCGCCGGCGCCTGTAAGCGATGGCAAGAGTGCGACGGATCTGCTCGAGTATCTGCAGAAGACGAAGCTTCCGGGTATCGGCGCTGCGACGATCGACAAGATCATGAGGGTCGCACGAGAGAACCGGTTCGTTCAGTGAGGAGATAGCAATGAGAGTTATGAAGCATGAGCTGTCCAGAGTGATAGATAAAGTGAAGAGCATAGTGGACAAGGCGCCCTCTGTGCCCGTCCTGAGTGGCGTTTTAGTCAGAGGCAATGAAGTAATAGCCTCTAACTCCGAACTGACCGTCAGGGTCAAATTAGAAAGCACAGGAGCCGACTCCTTCGTGCTGCCCATGCGGGCGTTCGACATGATCAAGACATTGCCGGAGGGAGAGGTTGAGATCACAAGGAACGAAGCGGATGTGATCACGATCAGCATGCAGAACATCCGGAACCAGTATCAGAGCTATCCGCCTCATACATTCCCGGTAGGAGAGGAAGATCCGGATAACGAAGGAGTGATGCTTCCGGGAGCGCAACTGATGAAAGCCCTGAGCAATGTGGTATGGGCATCGGAGGATAAATCCGACAACGCTATGATGCGGGGTGTGTATATACAGGTGGAGAACGGTCTGCTGGATATCGTCGCCACCAACGGCCACACTGTGGCCTTTGACCGGATCGAGACCGCCGGTATCGCCAACATGCAAGTGCTCGTCCCCAAGAGGGCGGTACAGAAGCTCATATCAATGGATATGGATGACGATGTGCGGCTGAAGTTCGATAAGGTCCGGGCCGTATTCGAGACGGCAGAATATTCGATCGCGACCAGGCTGATCGAGAGCAGGTATGTGCCTTACCAGAAGGCTTTCGATGGAGCTCCTGTCGGCCGGGCGGTAGCTGTGAGAAGCGACATGATCGCAGCACTGACCAGAGCCAGGCTGTGCATCATGGGAAAGCCCCACACGACCAATCCGCTGCTTTTGAAGATCGAAGGCGATCTGATGGCTATGAGTACGGCAGACGCTACGGCCATGTATTCAGAGGTTATGCAGCTGACGGAAGAGTTTCCGCAGACGCTTCGGATCGGCTTCGATCCGAGACTGATGCTGGAAGGCGTGAAAGCGGTATCCGGCGAGACGGTGACACTTAATTTCGTGGGCGAGGCCGCACCGGTTTATATCAGCGGCGAGACAGGTTCGCTCCGGGTCCTGGTTCTGCCGGTAAAGACAAAGTAGACCTCCTTGAAAATCAAGATACATCACACACCATACAGGAAGGGGCTGGTGGTCAGGTCCCTTCCGGAAAGGAGGGGGCGATGGTCGAAAGACTGAATGACTGCAGCTGTGGCGAAATCGTTACGCTTTACTACCATGACATGTCAGGAGATGAAAAGCCGGCATATGAGGTGGTGTGCACATACTGCGGGAAGCGTATGATCGGCTCGGCCGGCGGCTTCGATACGAAGGAGGAGGCCATCAGGGCCTGGAATGAGGGAATACATGACTGACTACATGAAGCAGAAAAAGAGGACGTGCTGCAGATATTGCAAATATAAGAGCGAGACGGGTATGCCGAAGGGATCCCGATACGTCTGTACAAAGAAAAGCAATCGAGGCATCACAGCCATGGTAAGGAATGACAATTTACCTCATCCGGACTGGTGCCCAAGGAGGAAGGATAGGAAAGATGAATAACGACTGGATAGAAAAAGCCATACAGGAGAGGGATGAAGCGTTTCGCAGCCTCGACGAAGAGAAGATCCGGGCTTATATGAAGAAATACGGCCTCAGAGACTGGACGGATTCTGAAACAGCCTTCTGGGGCGGGATTCACATGGCCAGACTGGAGATCACTACATTTACGAATGAAGAAAAAGTTCAGTCCGTCAAATGGCTCATGAATCACGGATTCAAACGCGACGCCTGCGGCCGCAAGCTCGAAGATGTGCTCAAGACGTTGATGATGGGAGCACAGACGGGAATGGCGGAAGGGAGCGAGAGTGATGGTTGAACTGAAGCCGTGTCCGTTCTGTGGGTCGAAAGCGAAATTTTGGAGCTTCGCCGCAAGGGTTCCGAACAAGGGAGTTAAGTGTACACAATGTAATATAGCCACCATTTTTTTTCTAACAAGTGAAGAAGCCGCCGCAGCGTGGAACCGGCGAGCGGAGCGGACAGAGTGACGGAGTGGAGGCCACCGATGATACTGATTGAGCGGGGGCCTATCAGAGAAAAGATGCCGACACCGCCCAGCATCATGGTGGGCCTGAAACCTGGCCAGACAAAGGCCGATATCGACATGGCACTGAAAGAATTGGAGGAGAGCGATGCTGATAGATAGCACATGGCTTTACAAGAAGCTCAACAGCTACGAGATCGTCAACAAGGTGGAGGGGTGCAACTTTTTCTACAAGCAAGGGTATCTGTCCGGAGTCATGCAGGCACTCCTGCTCATCCATGAGGCTGAGTATATTGCCGAGCATGGACATGAGAGACCGCCGATCGAGCTTCCGGACATGGATCCGAAGGTGGCCGAAGCACTCCGGGGCGTTATGGAAAAGCTCAAAGAGAAGGTCGATGCGGATAATGCGGAGGTCTGGCGCCAGAACGCCAAGGACCTGTACGTGCTTCTGGATGAGGTCTGCAAGGACCAGCGGGAGCGGTACGGTCAGGATGATGTGTGCGGCCTATGCCACTACGGCGAATGCGCACATATGGGCCCGGAGGGAGACTGGATCGGAGAGTGCCCCGGGTTTAATGGCGAAGAGTGCTTCACGATGAGGAATTCCATCAGGCTTCTGGCCGGCGTGGATCCAATCGTGGACGGCGTCGAAGAGATCCCGTGGCGCGGGGATATATGAGCCGAAAGGAGGAGACATGGCAGCTGTAAAGTTTGCGTGGGATAAGGATCGGTATAAATTCAGTGGCCTGAACTTTACAAGTAAGACGAAGAAGATCAACCAGAGGGATATCTATGAGGCGCTGGAGCATGATTATACGGGAAGCCTGTATATCCAGTTCCACGAGATATTCGAGGACGTGCCGGTCTGGATGTACGACGGGAAGGGCGATGATGTCTGGCTGTATGAAGCATGCGACGAGGGCCTGAGGTTCATTCTGACATGGATGGTCCAGCATGATGGATGGACGGAAGAAGATCTCAGGACAGAGCTGATGAATCGTGTCGACTATATCTTCGGCAAGAGCCGATGAAGGAGGTTGAACATGAGCATTACTGAACGGGAAAACAGGAAATATGTGAAGGAGCTGGTGGATCTGATCGAGGCGCACCCGGACTACCAGATCTTCGCGTGGATCGATAGCGACGGCATCTATGATGAATATGCGTTCTGGCGTGGGTACTTCAGAAAGCCACGGATCGAGGAAGTGGCCGTGGTAGACGAGCACTATATGCAACGGGATGAGAATGACAAGATCGGCCAGATCGAGGAATACTTCGGCCGGAATTGTTATCCGGAGGGCGAGGATTATGACACGGTGTCGGACGAGTGGGTCGAGGAGAAATGGAATTCCATCCCTTGGGAAAAGATAATAGCCGTCAATGTCGGGGTGTATGAGTGAGGAAAGGAGCAGAAGATGGTTGACCAGTATATTATCCGTGATTCGATAGATCACTACGGCAAGGAGATCCAGGCGGTTGTCTGCATGGAAGAATGTGCCGAACTCATCCAGGCCATAAGCAAGAAGCTCCGGGGAGAGGAGTCGAACGAGAACCTTGCCGAGGAGATAGCCGATGTGACGATCTGCCTGGACATGCTCCGACAGATCTTCGGAGTCCCCGAGGTTGTCGTGTGGAACCGCATCAAGGAAAAGCAGCTCCGGAACCTGAAGCGCATAAAAGAAGACGAGCTGAAGAAACGGAAGTCAGAGGATGCGAGGTGAGAGGATGCACTACGACGAAGTGATGTTTCTGCTGGCATATGCGCTGGGGCTGGCCACGGCCCTGCTGATCTGGTCCGGATTTCAGTGCAAGAAGATCCTGTAAGAGGAACGGGAGAAAACCAAAAGGAAGTTCAAGAGGGGTGATGGCCATGATGGAGTGGAGAGATCTGGTGAACAGGCCTAACGGAGAATACGTGATAGTCGACACCAGAGTCACGCCAGATGCCGGCTGGGAGACGATGGTCTTCCGGGCCACGAAGAACGGTTGCATGATGTCGGGCCATGATCTGGATGCGGATTGGTACGGCACAGCGGCCGAGGCCGAAGCCGGCCACCTGCAGATGATCGAGAAGTGGGAGAAACAGTAACCAAGACATTCACAAACCCAGTTGGCTCTCTAACGGAAACCGAGTAGCTGAAGCTCACGACGAGGCCTGCATGTAGGCGGTGAAAGGATACAGCCCCACGGCAAAAGGTGGAAGTGAGGTATACATGTTCACAGCGAAGCCGGATGAGAGCGAAACGGCCGGTGGCATACATACAGCCATTCAGCCGGCCGGGCACAGGTTCGCCTGGTCCTGTGCTTTATAGAAAGGAGCTGCCATGAAAGTAATGTCATCAATCGAGGAGATCCGAGTTATCACGCTGAGACAGGAGGCCGCAGATCCGGATTACGGTTCCTGCCTGTGGATGAACATTTACCTGGACATCGAGAACGGTATACTGATGTGCGTGTCCGATGTCGGTAATTTCGCCTACCGCTGGCCGGAGAAGGGGAAGATGTTCCTGAAGATCCTCTCGACCGTCACGGAAGATTACCTGTTAGGTAAGTGTTCTGAGATGACGGAATTAGACACAGAAAGAACCAAGGCCCGGTTCACGGACTGGATTCTTGATTGGGGCGATGACGATGTTATGGACCTAACGTATTCGAAGGATGAATACTTGGAAGAACTGCAGAGCTGTGAAACGGCACAGGATTTCGAGGGGTTTGCCGAAGAGTATGGGATCGATGACTGGTGGGAGATGCTTCGGTATGATTACGATCCTCTTGTCAGACGCTTTGCCAAGATGTTCAGAAAGTATGCGCAGCCGGAGATCAGAGAAATTCAGAAGGCCATGGAGGAGCCGACATGATGAGGAGTATCCACATGGGAAGAAGCTGCGCTACGGGTGCCCGATCTATCACGGTAATCGGAGGTAAAAAGCGCCCCCAGGAATGAACCCGGGGGCGAGGAAGTGAACGCAATCAGCTGGCATCAAGGAGAGCCAGAAGGCCATCCTGAAGAACCTTGGAGCAGTTGATGCCACGTTTTTCAGCGAGATTAGCCATCCACATCGGGAGCGAAACGTTCTTGCGGACAGCGCGAGAGTCGGTAGCAGCGCGATAGGCAATAGTATCGACGCTGATTAGCGAGAGGATATCGCCTTCATCATGAGGAATCGAATCCTGCGGCGTAGGTGGTGCAACCGGATCATTCACATCTTCGGCAACAACGAGCCACCCGGACGCTGCATCGGTAATCATATCGATTGCGTTCTGAAGATCCTTTCCGGATGTAACGCAACCGGGAAGATCCGGAACACGTGCAGCATATCGGCCAGACTCAAGTGGTGAGAAAACAGCGGTGTAAATATATTTCATAAAAGCCTCCTTCCGGGAAGCTGGGGCTTTTCAGCCCCGCCTCCGATTATTCTTTTTGATTTCATCAAGGATGAGCTTTAGATCATCATCATGGAAATCGTGACTGATAGGTATTGAGCAATGAAGTTCTTCATTGTAGTAGATATCGTGATTGCCACCGTGCCGTTTGAAAAAGTAATTGTTTTCGCTCAGAGCTTTAAGTGCTTGCCGCTTTGCGTTCATCATTACCTCCTTTCTGATTGTAGTATACACAATAATACACAATATGTCAACAAGAAATACACAAGATTGCGCAAATATTTTTAAAGGATTACGAAGGAGACAAAGACATGATTAATGTGAAGTATAAGTTGCTGACGGATACGGCCAGGACTCCTACCAGAGGAAGTCAGGGAGCTGCTGGCTTGGATCTGTATGCGGATCTGCAGGAACCGGTATCCGTGTGGCCGGGGTGCAGCGTGCAGATCACAACCGGCGTGGCCATGGAGATCCCGGACGGATATTACGGTGCGGTGTATGCCAGGTCCGGCTTGGCGAGAAAGAAGGGACTCAGACCGCCGAACTGTGTAGGGGTGATCGATTCGGACTACAGGGGAAACATAGGCGTGGACATGTACAACGACGGGAATAAAGTGCAGACGATACACCCGGGAGAGAGAATAGCCCAGCTCGTGATCCAGCAGTACGCAGGCGTGATCCTTAACAAGGTGGAAGAGCTTTCACCGACAGAACGTGGGACAGGAGGCTTCGGGAGTACAGGGAGGTGAGGCATATGTTCATCAATCTGTGCATCGTAATGCTTTTCGTGGACATGTTCTACTTCGGAGCTCTTTTCGGAGCATGGTGGGAGCGAAGGAAGAAAAAATAGATAGGTCAAAAAAACCGCCCGTAACTATAAACAAAATGTCAATATGTGAATCGAAATATGTTTTGTACAACTCAACTTAACCCGTTTTTCGTACGCACTACATGCCGGCATGGGCGGTGCCGGCAGAAAGGAGGGTTAAGGCAGGAAGAGAAAGGGGAGCTATAAATGGCAGAGCCACTGTTTATGACCAGCCAGCTGGAGGGATTACGAAAGAAATATGCTGTCGGGACAAAAGTACCCGTTATCGTGGAGCGCATGACAGAAAAAAATACCAGGTGCGAAACCGTGGAAACGATGACAGTCGAGAGCCAGTATCAGTATCATGTGCTGCTGAGAGATGAGCGAGGCCGGCACCGGAGTGAAAGGTATTTCGCTTTGGAGCAGATGCAGAAAGCGATCACCGAAAGGGCAGGCGATGTATACAAGATGCCAGAAATGCGGTAAGCAGCTGATGGATATTCAAAGCAGGATCCGCGGCTATGGTCCGGAGTGCTGGAAGGAAATCGGAGGATCTGAAAGGGAGGAGGATGAAGCACAGATCCCTGGACAGATGAGTATCATGGACTATTTTGGAGGCAGCAATGAAGAAGAGGAGCAAGGAGATGCGTTCTGGATATCTGCTCAAGGCGCTCGGGGCCATGCAGGGGAAGGACAATGATCAGGCGATGAACACGATTATAGCCGGGCTGGATGAATATTCGGACCGGGTGACGGATGGGATCAATCCCTTCGATGTATCGGATACGCCGCTGCTGATCGTTGTTCTGGAGTCGATCGCTTCGCAGCTCAGACAGCGGAATGCGAACTATGGGAGCATGGCGGATCTGCTCAAGCGGATGACAAAGGAGCCGCAGATCACGCAGACATCTACGTATGTGACGCGGGATAACAGTAACGTGATCCGGATGGATCGCAGGACCGAAAGCCATATTGAAGAGGGGAGTGATAAGGGAGATGGTGAGAAGGTTGTGTCCGAAGTGCAAAAGGTATTACGCAGAGAATCCGGCGGTGTCCAGAAGGGATCCGGCGGTGTTGATATGTCCTAAGTGTGGGGTCAGTGAAGCTCTGGAGGATTTCTCCAGGGCTTCAGGCATGGATTTGGGTCAGGTCAGGGAGGAAATCTTCCGGATCATGGATAATGCGGTGGTAGAGTGCGTGAGGAGGTAGAGGGATGAGCGAGAGACCTGTAATGGTGGCACTGGACAGGGAAGAACTGGAGAGGTTAATGCGGCAGGCAGCTTTGGCGGGAGCGCAGTCGGCAACGGAAGTCATGCAGCGAGAGTATGATGCGCGGAACACAGAGCGGAGAGACAGAAGGCTGCATAACACACGGCTCTTGCTGAAGCATTACAGGGAATTCAAGGAGCACAGCCGAAAGGCGGTGAGTGACAGCCGGATGGCCGAGCCGGAGAGCCAGGTCATACAGGATTTGATGATGATGCGGGACGATAAGGTCATTCTGGAGTCTATTCGGCGCTCGATCGCCCGTACACAGACCATCATCGTTCATATTGATAAGATGCTGGCAGTCTATAAGGCTTATGCCAGCCGGGAGGGTGAGATCGAAAAGAGGCGGTATAATGTCATTCAGGAGTGCTATCTGACATCTACCCACAAGAGCGCCACAGAGCTGGCGGAGCTCTACGGCGTCAGTAAAGTAACCATCCACAACGACAAAAAAGTGGCCGAAGAAAAACTTTCTGTTTTATTTTTCGGCCTGGACGGACTCCATTTTATCCAGTAAATACAAGGGTTTCCGGGGATGGCGAAAAAAAGTTAACTTAACTTTGACTTAATTCTTATAATCTGCTATAACTATGGTGTTGAATTATGATTATGCGCAAGAGGCGTCGGGGTAAAATCCGGCGCCTTTTTCCATTTCTGCCGGGAAAGGGTGTGACGGGGGACTTAACGGCCGGGAGCTCCTTCAGGAAGACTTTAATGTTGGAAATCGGAACATGGGAACGGTCGCTACGGCTATGTCGATCGCGGCCACATGGATCTGGGCACCAGCTCTCTTTACATCAGCAGAGAAGGCCTATTCGAATGGCTGGCCGGGGCTGTTCTGGTTCCTGGTGCCGTTCAGCATGGGTGGTCATACCATTTATGTTTATGCTGATCAGCGGCCTTTTATCGACCGTCGACAGCAACCTCTGTGCGGCCTCCTCGCTCGTTACGGACATTACTAAGGATAATCAGCGCCGGAACGGAATAGCGGCCATGGGGGCCATGCTGGCGCTTTCTATCGCTATCGCCAACGTGCCGGGCTTGACCGTAACGCATATGTTCCTGTTCTATGGAACGTTCCGAACCTGAAGCTGCTTACACAGTCGATCATAACGAACGGCTGGACGCTTCCGATCGTGGTGCGTTCGGATTATACGATCATAGACGGCTTCCATAGATGGATGGTGTCGGGACGCGAGCCGCTGAAATCCATGCTCGGAGGCAAAGTTCCGGTCGTGATCGTTGATCATAAGGATCACGCAGAGGATATATATGGCACCGTGACCCATAACCGGGCCAGAGGTGTGCATCTGCTTGAGCCGATGAAGGCGATAGTAAAAGAGCTGCTGGATGATGGAAAATCTGTGGATGAGATCGGCAAGCAGCTGGGCATGAGACCCGAAGAGGTCTTCCGATTGAGCGATTTTTCGCGGGAGGATTTCCTGCGGATCATGACGGAAGGCGTGGAAAGCTATTCCAAAGCGGAAATTATCACACGAAGATAGTAAACAAGTTTTTGAACAAGTGAAGAGACGAAACGAGGCCGGGCGATGAGCACCGGCCTTTCTTTGACTCCGGGACCGACAAACGAGGGAGAGGTGGTGATATGCCGAGAGCGCGGAGCGAGAATAGCCTGAAAGCGGAGCAGCTGTATCGTGAAGGTAAAAAGTTGACGGAAATCGCAAAGCAGATGGGTGTTCCTGATGGTACGGTCAGGCGCTGGAAGCACGATCACGACTGGGATGGGGCGATCAAAAAAAAACAAACCGAACGTTCAGAAAAGAAGAATGAGAAAAAGAAACCGAACGTTCGGAAATCCGCAACGGTCGCGCTTAGCGTTTCCAAGCCCAGAAAGCGCGGCGCTCCCATAGGTAACAAGAACTCTCATGGCGGCCCGGTTGGGAACCAGAAAGCCCGCATCCACGGAGCATATTCCACTGTCTACTGGGATTTCCTGGAAGAAGGCGAACGTGAAGTATGTGACAATGTTCCGCAGGACGAAGAAGAGATGTATGTCGAGCAGATCGCTTTGTATACGATACGCGAACGGCGGATTATGAAAGCTATCAATAAGTACAGGATCGGCCCGGAAATTTATGTTGATTCGGCGCAGCGATCAGAAGATAAGCGAACGTTCGAAAACGAAGAAGATAAAGACCTGTATGCTGAGAGGATTCGCCAGAAGATAGAGGCAAAGGAGCGCCTGCCCGGCGATCATTATCAGATGACAACCAACACCCAGAACCGGGACAATATGATACTCCGGCTCGAAAAGGAACTGTCTACCGTACAGCGGGCCAAGAATGCAGCGATTGATTCGCTGGCGAGACTGCGGATGGAGAAGCGGAAGGTCGAAGAGGGTGATCAGAGCAATGATCTGGTCAGGACATGGGCCGAGGCAGTGCTGAGAGCAAGGGAGGATACCAATGCAGAGTGATTTCAGCATATTCCTTGCGAGCTTCCTGGAACAGAGCATACCGCTCTGGAAGAAGGATCCGGTCATATTCTTCCGCGAAGTGCTGCAGTTCTATCCGGATCCCTGGCAGGCGGAAGCGGCCAGAGATTTAGTGGAGGCGTCGAAGGTGAGTATCAAGAGCGGCCAGGGTGTCGGAAAGACTGGATTCGAGGCGGCTGTCTTTCTGTGGTTCATCACCTGCTATGACTATCCAAGGATCGTCGCAACGGCGCCGACCAAGCAACAGCTCCATGATGTCCTTTGGAGTGAGATATCCAAGTGGATGACAAAAAGCCCCTTACTCCCGAAGCTCCTGAAATGGACCAAGACCTACGTGTACATGATTGGCCAGGAGAAGCGATGGTTCGGCGTAGCCAGGACGGCCACGAAGCCAGAGAACATGCAGGGCTTCCATGAGGACAACATGCTCTTTATCGTGGATGAGGCTTCCGGTGTAGCTGATCCTATCATGGAGGCTATCCTCGGAACGCTATCCGGTGAGAACAACAAGCTGCTCCTGTGCGGGAACCCAACCCGAACGTCCGGAACTTTTTATGATTCTCATACCCGCGACCGGGCCCTATACCGCTGTCACACGGTATCCTCCATGGACAGTGACCGCACCAACAAGGAGAATATCGAGGCACTGATCCGGAAGTATGGCTGGGAGAGCAACGTGATCCGCGTGAGAGTGCGGGGAGAGTTTCCCAACCAGGAAGATGACGTATTCATTCCTCTCTCACTGATCGAGCAGTGCAGCTCGCGAGTCTATGAGCTTCCTGAGGATAAGGAAATGCCATTCATCATACTCGGTGTGGACGTGGCCCGATTCGGTGATGATGAGACGATCATCTACCGGAATATGCGCGGCCGATGCTCCATAGCCAAGAAGAGACGCGGACAGGATCTGATGGCCACGGTCGGCGATATCGTTCGGGAGTACAAGGAAATCCGGAAGCAGAACCCGACCTACTATGGGAAGATCTACGTCAATATCGATGACACCGGACTGGGCGGCGGTGTTACTGACAGGCTGAGGGAGGTCAAGCGGGAGCAGAAACTCAATAAGCTCATGATCATCCCGATCAATGCGGCAGAGAAGATTGAGACCGATACAGCGGCTGGCCGGATCGCTCATGACCGCTATAACAATCTGACTACAGACATGTGGGCCAATCTGAGAGACCATCTAGAAGCGCAGAATATCGTCATAGAGGACGACGAAGAGACTGTGGCTCAGCTGAGCTCACGAAAATATCTCATGGCCAGCAATGGAAAGCTGGAGATAGAGCCAAAGAAGGAAATGAAGAAGCGCAGCCTTGACTCTCCCGACAGAGGCGATGCGCTGGCCCTGTCGCTGTACCTTGGAAAGATAAAGAAGCATACCGGCAGTGCCCCTGGCCAGGACTTCGACAAGGGCCTTGGCAAGGAGAACTACTGGGGAAGATCATCATAAGGAGGTGAGAAACTTGAAAGAATACGGTCGAATAGGCCAGCGGCGATGGCAAGGCGTCTTCTCGGAAGAGTTCCTGCCTGAGCTGAATGGCCTGAGCGGCATCAAGGTATACAAAGAGATGGCCAGCAATGACGATACGGTCGGAGCGATCCTCTTCGCGATCAAGATGCTGATCAGGCATGTCTCATGGAGCGTGGAACCAGGCGGTGACTCTCGCAAGGACAGAGAAGCAGCCGAGTTCGTAGAGAGCTGTATGGACGATATGCAGAGCACATGGACCGACACGATCTCTGAGATACTTTCCTTCCTCACATATGGATGGTCATTCCATGAAATCGTATACAAGCGGAGGAACGGGAAATCACGGAACCGGGAATTGAACAGTAAGTATTCGGACGGGCTGATCGGCTGGCAGAAGCTTCCGATCCGGTCACAGGATACCCTGTATCAGTGGGAGTATGACGATAAGGATAACCTGATCGGCATGACCCAGCAGCCACCTCCCGATTATAAGCTGCTCACCATACCGCTCCGGAAAGCGCTCCTGTTTAGAACTGAATCGGCGAAGGATAACCCGGAGGGCCGATCGATACTGAGGAACGCCTATCGCTCCTGGTACTTTAAGAGAAGGATGCAGGAAATCGAGGCGATCGGTATCGAGAGAGACCTTGCGGGTCTGCCGATCATCACAGGCCCCGAGGATGTGGATCTGTGGGACAGTGACGATCCGGATATGCAGAAGATCTATGCATCGCTCGTCACGATGGTCAAGAACATCCGGAGGAATGAGTACGAAGGACTTGTCCTCCCGAATGGTTACACGGTGCAGCTGCTGTCTACGGGCGGCGCCAGACAGTTTGATACCAACGCGATCATTACAAGATACAACACGGCCATAGCCCAGACGGTTATGGCCGATTTTATTATGCTGGGTCACGAGTCGGTAGGCAGCTTTGCACTGAGTAGCAATAAGACGCAGTTGTTTTCGATGGCGATCAGCGCCTTCCTCGATGTCATATGCGAGACGTTCAACAACCAGGGAATTCCGTCCCTGATCGATATCAACGGATCCCATTTCAACGGCATCACGGATTATCCGGAGCTGACGCA